TCAGTTAGGTCGGTGCGTGATTCTGCGGCTACTGCCTCAAGAATTGCATCCATTTCAGCCTTAACTGCATCGCGGCGCTCTACTACATTGTCAAAATATGACATTTAGTGATCTCCTATGAGTTGTGTGAATGTGGGTTTGAGGTGGTGGCAATGCTCTCCACGGCGCTTTCAGGGTGTGGGATTTGCTCCGACTTCGCTCTACTACTTTTGTAGCAGAAATTTATTTTGTGTTGTTGATAATTGCTTGAGCAAGGCGCAGGGAAATCTTGCGACCTTCTTCTTCAGTAGCTTCAGGAAGTGCATCAATGTAACGCAACTCTGACATTTTGTGACCAACTAAAGTTTCAGTTGCTCGGTAGCCATCGCGGTATTCTTCATAAACGCGAATCAAAACTGCAGGGTCATCTTCTTGGGCTTCAATTGTGAAATCGGTACCTGGAATGTTAAGAGTGCCTTCTTGCAAGATGCGTTCAATGCGACCCTTAGCAGTGCCACCGCTTGAATCCCATTCAACATAATCGCCTACCTGCTCGCGGGCTTCTTCTTCAATTTCACCTTCAGCACCTGTAAGCATTGCCATCATCTCAACGGCCTTCATAATGTAATCGTGGCCTTCGCTCAAATCTTCAAAGATAGAATTTAGAACAACCAAAGATTCACCTGTTACTTCACGGCCTTCTTTAACTGCATCAATTGCCTTGCGTAATGCCTCACGCGCTTCAACTGAAGTTGTTGGGTAGGCAGGATAAGTAACCACTGAAACATCACCATCAGCAAGGCTGACTTCAGTAAGTGTGCGCTGAGAACGATCTTCATTGTATTTTTGACGAATGACACGGAAAGCAAAACTCATTTGGTCAACATCTCCGCGCTCAACCAACTTGTAAAGGTCGCGCCCTTCGCTTGTGTCTGCAATTGTTGCATCCATATACAAACCGCGATCATCTTCGGTAAGCGTGAGAGTGCCATTCTTAGTGCGAGCTAATGGCAAACCTTCATGGTTGATAAGAAGGCGCACATCAGGTGTTTCGCTCAATGTCTTACGAAATGCGCCAGGGGCGATTGTTTCAATGAATGGTAGGGGAACACTGGCCTCATTGAACACTGCAGCGTATCCACGCAAACGCATTGTTCCATCTTCGGCCTGTCGTGCTTCAACATCGCGCACTGTAAATGTACGGCGTTCAATCTTTTTCATTTTGCTCCTTGAATCGGCTTCGGCATCTAGTGCATCAATTTTGCGTTGCGCCCAGTTTTGCGCCCTATCAGAAAAGTTGGAATCTCCACCCCACAACAACCAAGCAACTAAACCTGCGCCTGGATATTGAGCATCTGACGGATTATTGTTTTTTGGTGCTTGCCCATCTACTTGATGGCGTGCAAACCACGGTGCCATCTTACGAACTTTGTTTTCACTTACTCTACCTGCTGCCATCTCGCGTGCTTCACGCTTCGTGCCTTCGGTTAAGCCATCTCCCCCGAAACCTTCTTTGAGATAATCCAAACCGCGTTGTGCGTTCTCACGGATAAATGCGGGAACACTTAAATCAACTGCTCGAACTTCTCCACCTGGTTCCATATCTTCAGCAATTGAAACTGCAACCATCTGATCTATTGCATCTTGTTTTGTATCGTGACAAGCAAGAGTTGTATAAGAGCCATCTGATTCTTCTTTAACGGTTGCCCATCCTGAACAATCGGCTTGCTTATCGCTGACAAAATAAGGCATTACTTAACCTCATACACGGCTGCTGGGTCGGCTGGGTCAATTGTTGATACTTGCTGCAATTGGCTAGATGGAACGCCAGTGTGCTTCATATCAGGTAAGCCAACTGCCTGTGTTACCGCTGCTGGGTCAAAGCCAACTTGAATAAGACTTGCAGCAATTTCAGTGCGTAGCTTTAAGCCAACATCCTTTGCATCTGCTGCATCAATGTTTTGCAATGGAACGCGGTACTGATCGCCAGCCTCAATTGGTGCCATATCTTCGTAGGCATGAACATCGTTAAGTGAAAGGAAACCTTCACGCAATCCCTTTGTGTAAGACTCATAACGCTCAAGTGTTGTGCCACGAAGTAGCGCATCTAGGTTGAAGCGAATAAATCCATCAGGTTCAGGCAGCAATGATGACATCGCCTGTTCAATACGCTCCAAGATTGGGCGCAATGAATACTGAACAAATGAAAGATTTTGTGCTTCAACTGATGCAAATGACATTGCACCCGCTACTGGATGGCCAATCAACGCCAATGGAACGCGGAAAATTCTGCAAACTTCTTCAACACTGAAGCGCCTTGATTCCAAAAGTTGAGCATCTTGGGCGTTAATTGTTAGTGGCTCAAATGATGCACCGCCTGAAAGGATGCCAATTTTGCCTGCGCGATAAGGACCAACATGGGTTAAGTTCCAGTTGCGCCCAATATCTTGTGCCTGCTCTTGTGTTAACTCGCCAGGAACTGCAATCACGCCACCAGGGTTTGCTGCATTTCCAAAGTATGAAGCGGCATAAGTATCTGCTGCCATTGCTGCACCGATAGTTGTGCGGCAAGCGGCGATTGGTGAAAGGCCATATAGCTCACCAGGCAAACGGAAATCAGGAATGTGCAAGATGTCGCGAGCGCCTATTTTCTGCTCATACAACCCTTGTTCATCTCTGATTTTTACATAATAAATTAAAGGCTCACCTGGTGCTTGGCGTTCAATGCGAACATTACGCGGGTCAAGCACATAAGTTTCCATTACTTCATCTTTATCATCACGAACCAAAAGAATAAATGCGTTGCCATTTAGTTTGAATGAGGTAATGATCTGCTCATAAAATTCCATTTTTGTTGTTTCAGGATTAGGATTTTGAACCCAATTTGGAATCTCACCATAAACTGCAGCATAAGAAAGGCGGGCGCGACCACGGCGAACATAAGCGCTGACTGGCAAAGATGAAATTGTGTCAGACAAAAGGCGGATGCAAGAATAAACAGTTGACATTCTGATTGCGGTTTCGTCATCAACAACAACGCCTGCCAAAGTTTCATAGGCAGGGCGGCCTGGAATTAGCGGTTCAATAAATTGATTATTGCCTGAACGCTTCTCACTATTGTCGCGCAATCGGTTTGATAAACTCATTAGTTAGCCTTTTCTGTAATCCACACTAGAAAAACACCTGCAACAATTAAAGCTAATGGCACTGAAATCATTGCAAGGCCAGTTGTTGCAAGAGTTACACCCACAACTTCAACTGCAACTGATAGATCAATCTTCTTCATTATGCTCCCTATACCTGAATTGAAAAATACCGAGCAACTGGTGCTGGCGGTTCGGCTGGTTGTGTAGCGCGATCATAGCCAAAGATTGAAGCAACGGCGGCATCCACCTTACGCCTGCTACTTGCTTTGGCAACCATAACACCACGGCTAGATTGTTTTGTTACGCAGTTTGCAACATGGCGTGCAAGTCGTTCATCTCCATCGTGGGTGAATGATTCATTCACAACGGCTTCGTAGAACTTTTGTGTTGCGGGTACCATATTTGCAGCACTGTTGGGGTAACTAACAACTGGCAAGCCTTCTTCATCAAGAACCATAAAAGTTCGTTGCCATCTTGCTGGGTCGAATACGATTTCTTTGACATTGAATCTTTCATCTCTAAATGTGCTAACAATCGTTTCTTCAACTTCAGCAACTGGAATATGCCAACCTTGTTCAGCATCATCGGGGCGTTCCCATAATCCAACAACCATCAGGTGAGGCTTTTCACCACCCAATAACCACATCACTAACGCGGTTGAGTCGTTCGAAAACGCACCATCAAAAGCCAAAATAACTTCTTCGCCAGGTTCAGGAAATCTATCTGTGTCCTTGAGCGCTTCCCAAGCACCAGTTGGCAACCACGCTACTGAAGTATTTACAAAACAATTCAGGCGCTTGGTGCGAAACTCAGCTTCAGGTGTACGCAAAACTGCGCTTTGCATTTCCTCTTTGTCAAGCAAATCGTCATAACCTGGGTTTGCCTCTTGCCACAATGATTCGTCACGGTGATCGGCTTCAGGTTGTGTTGGCTCCCACCACGAAAAGAAAAATGATGGGTCTTTTTTCTCGCCCTTTACAACCTGTTGGCCGTATTGGTAAAGCGAGTAACAAAGAGAATCTTGGCCGTTGCTTTGTGTCTTAACACCTGCAGTTGTGATGCCAAGAAGAAGTGAGTCGGCTCTAGCACCACCTGCAAGACTAAGCACATTCCAAAGTTCCCAAGAAGGTTGGGCGTGAACTTCATCAAAGATTACAAGCGGTGAAGGGTTCAAACCTTCTTTTGAATACGCTTCGGCAGAAAGTACGCGGTACACACTGCCTTTATCTTTGAACTCAATTGCATCGCGGTAAAGCGTGAACATTGATGATAGTTCTTCATCCAATTCAATCATTCGCTTAGCAGTACCAAACACAATGCGTGCCTGGTCGCGGTCTGCTGCGCAAGAATAAATTTCTGAACCGTTGCCACCAAGTGTTAAACCAGCCAAGCCCATTGATGCTGCCAATGCGCTCTTGCCGTTCTTTCTCGACATCCCCACCAGCGCGGTGCGGTGTCTGAAACGGCCATCTTCACGGCGTGCAAGAGTGTGCTTCAATAATTCCTTTTGCCATCCGCGCAATTCAAGCAACTTGCCAGCAGGGGAAGCAACAGAATCTTTTGTTACTCGACAAACGGCTTCGGCAAAGTTTGCATACAACTCGCCATCGCCACGCATCTGATCTTCAATTGGCACTGGCGTTAACCAGCGCGGTGGCCAACCTGGAACATCAGCCATTCTTTTTTTGCTGCTCTAACAACTGGGCCAATTTGCCCTTAGCCGTTACTTCAGCAACCCCCAACTTACTGCGATCAATTGGCGTTAAGCCAAGCAATGAAAGCAATTTAATAATGTCACCTTCAACGGTGTTTAACATTCCAAACAACGGGTTTGCATACGCATAGCCTTTGTCAGTGTAAAGAACAAAATCTGATTGAGCCATCTTTGCCTGTAGCTCGTACTTCTTATCCATCTTTTCACAAAGTTCAATGAGCAACTTACTATCGCTGGTTGCAATCCACGGTGCCATCTCGCGCACATCAGCCCAAAGTTTTTTACCGTTGTCGCTCAAATGAATTGGCGCATCGCCTTTAATTTGTGGCAGTGCAATCACATTCTTTAGATCAGGCAGTTTCTGTTTGCCTGGGTTTCCGTTCTTGCGTTTAACTTCATTCGGTTTTGCTGCGCTCACTTGTTTCCATTCGCTCAGGAATCTAACGCCCCCGTTAGTTTCGATTACCTTGCTTTTTCAAAATTCGGACATTTAAGACAAATCAGTTCAAACCAGTTCAAACCAGTTCAAACCCGCCACCCCCCACACATCGGCGATATGCGTTTGCAGGGCATCGGGGTTTATATCCCGCACGCTTACGCAACTTTATACCCGTACCCAGTAATGCCACGGGGGGGTGGTGTGCTATGAGTTACCTTTGCGACTGTTGTGCATACGGCACAGGACACGAAGGTTACTAATCTCAAGGCGTAGATAGGGTGCATCACTTAAAGGAATGATGTGATCAACTGTTAAATCTTTATTGGTGCAACCTGGTATTGAACAGAAAGGTTGCTGCTCTCTTAGTTGCTTGCTTAGCTTGTTCCAACTGTAGTCGTATCCTCGCTGGGTACGGGTGGGGCGACCTCTTTCTTTAATGCGCTGACAATCAACACATCTACTTGCTCGCACTACCTTGCCACATCCCGCACAAGGTCTAGGCAACACCATCTGTTCGCTCCAAGTATTCAATGGCAACTGATAACAATGTTGTGCTATCTCTAAAGTTACCTAAGCCAATGTTGCAATGGTGACATAACAAACCGCGTATCTTCTTTGTTTCGTGGTTATGGTCAACACTTAACTCACGCTTAAACTCTGTTGCTGACACACCACATATTGCACACGCATTGTTTTGTTCAACTAACAACTTTGCATATTCGTATGTTGATAGGTTTGTTATCTTGCGTTCTGTATGTCTGCAATCAATGCAAACATTTCGTTTGCGGTTTCCTGTTCGTCTGTCTGCATGGTAAGCATCTAAATCTTTATCTATCTTGCATTTGCTACAGACTTGCGTATTACTCATCATCCTCTTGAACTGCCTCTAAATCTTCATTGACTACACAATAACGATTGTAAGCATCAAGAGTTGAGTTAGTTGCTCTTGTCAACAATGTTTCAATAGCATCAAATGACATCTGTTGATCTGTCATTATGTCTGTTGAGACATCACCAATTGTTACCGCAATACTTAGCATTGCATTAGCTCCAATCGGCTATCAAGTAAATCGTCAATTAACTTATCAATGATGTGCTTCTTGGAATCAATTGTGTGGCTGCGAGTGAGATAGGCGTGAAAGATTGCCTCATCAACTTCTTCTATTGTTTCGGTATCCATATCCATCCATAAATGAGTAAAGCCCAACCAATTGGCTGGGCGGTGTAATTAGATAGCAATACCTGTTAACGAAAGTGTAGCAAGAGATTCTGAACTTTTCTGTCAAGTTTTATCTACTGGCAATGACACCAGCCAAATCATACAAACTGCCACGGCGTTCAATGTTGTTGGCCTTCACGATCTTATACACCTGGCGTTGAGTGATACCAAGCCACAATGCAATTGCCTCGACATCTAAAAAGAACTTACGGGTTGGGTTAGACATTGCCAAAGCTACAAGGCGCAACACTGTCCAGGATTGTTTGCACCCAAAGCAAGTAACATCACTCATAAGGTTTTCGGCATCAATGACCACGAACTTATGGCAATCATCTGTTGGGCAGGGGATTCGGCGGGGTTGCTCAACAAATTGTTTTGCAGCAGCCATTCCCTTGCTATGTAGTTCTTTAACCTCACTGTAGAAATCTCCAGCCCATTCCTGCCCCATCGTCCAATCAAGGTGAGCAAGGTGAAAGTCGCAGGTTGCTTGAACTTCAGCATCTGTTGTTGGTTCCTTCTTCAGCAATGCAGGCGGTGTCAATTGTCTAGCCGATCTAATCTCTGATTCCCACGAATGAAGGATTGCCAGTAGCTCAATAGCCATTGAATAATCTAAGGCGTTGACATTGACCCCAATTGACCTTTCAGCACTAGCAGCACCTGAACCTGATCTACCTGGTGCAATGTGGTCAGCAGCCAACATCTGAAGGTTGGGGATATTGCCCAGCCATCCGATTATTGCCTTGTAACACCCACGGCAGGTGGTTGCATCTGTTGGGCGCTGGCAAATGTTGCAGTTCAAAATGGCACCTTCTCACTGGTTGTGGATAACTTTACCCGATTGAAATAATCAGGTGCTTCTTCGGCAAATACAGTTAATGCTCGGCAAGTATGGGTGGCAAGCACAATGGGGTCGGCAGCCGTCATTCGCCCAGCCGTTCTACGGGTTGCCTCAAATGAAACGGCGGTGCGGTGGACTTGGTAGGTGCCAAGCCCTGATGTGAGTGCCAAGACTTCTTGCACAAGGTTGAGGCGAGCCGTATCAAGTTTCACATCGCACCGACTGGATGCACTGACCCCTGCCCAAATCAGATTGCCACATTTTTGGCAACTGATAGGTTTGAAATCTAATTCACTCATTAGGCGTACCTGTACCGAGTGTGATGGTGTACCTATTACCGCTTATATACATAAGCGGTACAGTACGCACACCGATCACGCTCATAACTGCCTGTGTACCTAAAATAAAAAGGTACACAAAAGGCACAGTACGGTACACCTTAGTTCACCTTTAATTGTGTGATTTCGGCATCCAAAAGGTTAAAATGGCTCTTGCCTAAGTCGGTGATGTATAGAATAAATGACCTGTCATTGCCACGGTTTTCTATCCAACCGCCTGCAACAAGGTCACTGATTCGCTCCCCAATGGCATCCTTTGAACCAGTAATTCCTTCAGCCACCAATCGCCGTGAAGCGCCTGGATGGTTGTGGATAAACTCGGCAACCTCTTTTTGCTTCTTGAACTCTTTGTTGCTCTCTAGCTCGTCCTCAAGTAATGGCACACCAATCACATACTCCATCTGCGCCCTAGTTGAATCAATGGTGAAAACTGCAGCCTCTTGGGTACGGTCAGACTTTCGCCACATACCTGCAATCTTGCGAACAAAGCCAGGGCGATCTTTAGTAACTCTCATTGTGAGCGTTCCAGTTCTACCAGGGGCCAAAGCCTCAAGAGGCTCTACAAGATAGGCAGCGCCATCAATGGTTGCTAACTTTGCCTGCCCGCCAATGGCAAACCGCCCCCGTGTTTCTGCATTTTTGGTGATGTGGTCAATAAGCACAACGGCAGCGCCACTGGCGGTGGCTACTGTTCGTGGAAACAGGCGCATCCAACGGGTGATGGCATCGTTATCTTTGGACTCGCCACCCCACATTGTCAGGGATTCGGTTACGCCGTCAATGATGATAAGAGTGGCAGATTTTGGCTCAAGGATGGCTTGCCAATATGGGTCATCGGCATCCCTAGCACCTTCAGGGCGAATGTAAGAAAAGTATTGCAACAGGTTAGCTCTTGAGACACCTAGCGCCTTGAGCCTATTAACCACATCTATTGGGTCGCTCTCAAAATCAATATAAATAACTTTTTTGTCATTCTTCAGACATTCTGCGGTTGCAATTTGAGCAATCCACGACTTACCCGATTCAGATTCACCATAAATTGAGTGAACGCGACCTTCATAGATCAGGCCATGACCATCTGTACGCTTGAGCAAGGTTGCAATGGGTGCTTGAAATAGTCCATCAAAGTAATCTTTAAGGCCGATTGGTTTCCAACTAGATTCTTCTTCATTTGAAGGTAGTGCCAAAGGTTCCAAAAGGTTACCTGCAGGCATCAGATTATTGCTTGAATCAAAAGAATTCAGCGTTTGAGCGCCGTAGCCGAGATTTCGCAAATTGTTGGCTGCTGCCTTGAAGTCTCCACCGTGTTTGGTGGTGGCATAAAAGGCAAACTTGGAATAAGAGGTTTCAGCATCAAAAATGGTAGATGTTGAGAACACATAGAACTTATCGTTGCCATTGAAATTCGTGGTGGCACTGATGCCTTCATTCTTGCCTGGTCTGCGCCACACGGTTGATTCACCCTTACGATAAACAACAGTCCAGCCCAAAGGTTGCAATAGTTCTTCCCAACTGGTGCGGGCGTTATAATCATCGCCAGGGGTGAGAATTCCATCGTGCTTTGCTACAACTTCTTGTTGCAGATTTTCAGCTTTGGGCATCTCATCAAACATTGCAAAGATTGCGTGCAGTGCTGATCTCTCAAGCATCGTAATTGTTGGGATGGTTTCAATTGAGCCACCTATAAGTGTCCAAGCACCGCCTGAAGGATGAGTGGCACCGCCACTTGGCGCGGTGATTGTAAAGCCGCCTTCGCTTCGCGTTTCGGCCCATACATCCACACCGCCGTTTTCACCAGGCTTACGGGCAAGTTTCGTGTTACCTGGCAATGTGCCATCTGATACCCGATAAAGCCAATGTAAGCCGCCTGATGGTGTTAGTTCCACATAACCGCTATTGAGGCGCTGCCACAAATCGCCAAGCCCTGAATTATTGGCAATCTCGGCGATCTCAAGGTGCATCTTTTCGGCAACTGCTCGACCTTCAAGTTCAAGCATCTCTAGGTTGCCTGAAACCTTGCCAGTAATGACACCAATGCCATCAACGCCATCTTTGAACCAAGAAAGTAGTTCATCAGCAATAGGCAGATGCTCTTGAAATCCTTGCCAAGCAAATGCAGGTCGTTTAGAACCATCATTGGCGGTTGGAACAACAGAAATGCCCTGAGCTAAAAAGCGCAAAGCAATTGGTAATAAGTTACTCATTTGTTCCCCCGATTACATCATCAATTAAATTTTCACCCTTGTAGCAGTTGCAAGCAATTAGTTCTAAGCAATCACTGCAGATTGCGTGCGGTCCATCATCGTTTCCACAATTAACGCAGGAATCAGTCATTTGCCACCATCCGCGAAATAATCCATTCGACAACAGGCACCGCTACCGCATTGCCCATTTGCTTATAGCGGTTTGAATCTGCCTGGCCATCGGTCCAGTTGTCAGGAAATCCCTGAAGGCGCTCACATTCAACTGGTGTCAATCTACGCACAATTTCATCATTTGATTTTTGAATTGCTGGAACATTACCGCCACCAGTTCCCCATCTTTGAATAACTGTTTGCATAATTTCATCACCATAAATGCGCACATCATCAACGCGTGTTCCATCTAAAATCAAAACTGTTGCGTATGCCTCGCCGTTGTTATCCATTGCGTTCAATGTAGGTGTCACTACCCCTTCAATCCAAGATTCGTAATCTTCATTTGTTTGCGCCCTCTTGCTTTTCACAAACCACATCGTGACCCCCTGAAATAAAATCATCCATTGAAATTAACATTTTGCAATTTGGACAAAAACCCATTTGATTACTCCAATTCATTGTTGGCAACTTTCTCAAGCGCTTCTTGAAGCTGAATTGGCAGTGTCTTTTCTCGCCTGCTCGCTCTCCGCAAAATACCTTGCGCGGCTTTCGGGGATAGCCAGTATTTCTTCAGGTGCTGCCCCTGTGTCTCCAAGACATCCGACAATGAACACTCTACGGCGGCGTTGGGGAACTCCGAAGTGTTGAGCATCAAGTACCCTGTAGGCAACGCGATACCCGCGTTCGACCAACGCTTCAAGAACAACGGCCATGTCTGCACCGCCGTTGGAGTTAAGTAAACCAGGGACATTTTCAAGGATAAAATTTTGCGCTCTTGTTTCGTCAAGCAATCGGCAGATTTCCCAGAAAAGTCCTGATCTAGCACCACCCAATCCTGCTCGTTTTCCAGCCACTGATAAATCTTGGCAGGGGAATCCACCTGTGATGATTCCATTTCTAGGTTCAAAGCCTGCTGCGATAAGTTGTTCACCTGTTACCCCCGATATATCGCCAAAAATTGTTGACTCAGGAAAATGTCGGCGTAACACATCCTGTGCTTTTTTATCAATCTCAACTGATGCAACTACTTTTACACCATTGCGTTCCAAAGCTAAATCAAAGCCACCAACACCAGCAAAAAGCGAAACGGCAGTTTTCACTTGCTGCCACCCCATCCATCACCTTTGAAAATTGTGCCACCCAGCGAATACTTGCGTTGCATTAACTTCTTCTTGCAACCTTCGCAGATGATTCTTTTTTCATCATCCATTTCAAAAAACACTTCAGCAATATGCCCGCAATCGCAAGTAAATTCATAAAAAGGCATCTGTTCCCCCGTTCGTTAAGTCTTGCGTGGCGTTGCAGGAATCGAACCTGCAGTTGCATCCCCCGATGCAATCCCTCATCTGTGAACCATCACAACGCCGATCTCTTGGGGCAGAAAGGACAAGCACCCCAAGAAGTTTAGTTAACTGGTTTTGCTCCCAGTTGTGCCAGCAATGCTTGAACGGCTGGGTCGTTGATGTTGGCGGCGGCAGGTGCTACCGCAGGTGCTGATGCAACTGCAGGTGCGCCTGCGATAAATGCGTTTGCCTTTGCCACTGCATCAGCATCGCCTGTTGCATCTACAAGAATCCACGGCGCAGACTTTCCAGGCTTTGCCGTTCCAGTAGAAATTCTTGCCAATACTTTTTGACCAATCTTGTTTTTCAATGCGTTCTTCAAAGCTACATTGAAGAACAACACTGATTCGTGATTGAATCCTGTGTCTAGGTCATTGATGCGTACTTCAATTGCATCTGCCTCGCCGTGAACTGTCTGAATACCTGTTTTGTATTCCAATGGTTCAAGGATGAGCAAGTGTCCGTTCAAATCAGCAACTTTTACCGATTCATTGTTACTGCTAGGTGCTGAAAAAGCCATTTGGCTTTCCCCCGTTTCTTTTGGTTTGGTGTTAGTTTGTTTCTAACTCTGTTGGTGGTGTGAGTTCAGCCAATTCTTTGGCAATGTCATTGATTGTCTTTGCAGGAATCCCGCAACCGCAACCGTCACGCTCACACATTAAATAACCGCCTTTACGATCTCGCAAGGGTATGCAACATAAGTAGTTAAGGTGCTGCACTCGTTGCACAATCCGTAATTAGATTTGTGCAATTCTAAAATGTAAGGCACATCATCTGCAGGGTAATGAGCCTTTGTAATGAACTCTTTCATTTCTCCCCCGTATCACCATTGCAGGCAACCGATAAATCAGTGCTAAAAGGTCGGTAATAAGGGCAATACATACACATTCTTGATGGTGTTGCAGGAATCAACGGCCACATCGCAGGATTTTCCTCAACATCAATTGTTGTCAGCAACGAATAAACTGAATCAAGGCGGGCAAGTGCATCAATTGCTGCCTGCTCGTCATAATCAAACAATTCAATGTGCATATCTTCAATGGAACCGCCAGTTGGCAGGTAGATCAGGCCGACTTTGTTAACAGTTACGCCTAATTGTGCTTTGCCGTAACCGTAAAGCTGAACCTGTGTGATCTGTTGGCTGGTAGCACCTTCACTGCGCTTGGCTTTGACACCTGCAGGTGAAGTTGTTTTCCAGTCCAAAACATAACCTTTTTCTTTGTCAAAAAGGTCAATGGTGCCTGAAAGGTTTGCACGAATCTTTACTTTTTGCTCAACCTCATAACGATCAGGAAATGCTGCAAAGATATTTTCCAAAAATGAGTGGATGGCGGAACCGACATTGGCAGCCCAGGAACCGCCACCCGACTCATTAGCCTTATCCCAATCCAGCAACTTGTAGGCAAGTCTGCGAACACACTCTTGGCCAACTTCACTTGGTCCGATATAAACCTGTTGGCTTCGCGGTGTCCACTTACTTGCTTCGCTAATTATGCCGCCAAGTTCAACGGCTAACTGTTGTGCTGGCGAGTTCAAAGGCGTGAAATTCATTTGTTAATTGTCCTCGTTCACAATAGAGAATCTGCGGGAAGTAGATACTACCTCAAGAGCCTCTATAACCTGGGAAGGTAGGATTTCACGAGCGCGTTTAGTATCAAAGCGCCTTGATTCAACAAATGAGTAACGAACAACTGGGCGGTTCAAGAACATCCCAGTTTCGTTATCGCCTAATGCTCGCTCAATGTGTGCGCGAGCTACATCTGCAACTTCTTGCAGTTCCTTGATCTTGGCAACGGCAGATTTATACTGCTCCAGCCAAGCGGCAGTGTTGGCATCAAAATCCACCACGCCTGTTTCTATTTCTACGCTCATATTGACCCCCATCAATAGTATGAGTTTTTTAACCAAAAGGCTTTGGCAGCACACGGGCCACCTGAGCCATATTTGCGACCTATGTAGGCCAATGCTGCAATCGTTTGGGCAACAGTAGATTTACTGCGCTTCATTCCAAGATTGCGATAAGTACCATCTAACAACTGCCCCACACCTGATGCGGTGCTGGTCGGATTGTCCTTATCTTGCCAAGCGCTTTCTTTTCCCATTACGAATGAAAAGCACTTGAACTGTTCGGTTGTAAGTAGCTCACGAGCCACTTCTTTTGCGTTCACCTGCATCAAATGCGGGCGATCTTTGTAAATTACCAATGCAGGTACGGCAGTAGGTGCCATTATTGCCTGAACTGATAGTGAAGTTCCCACGCTAACCACAATGATTAACGCAAGCCTTCGGATGAGTCTTTTGTCTGTTGGTGTAATGGTGCTGCTCCTTGTTCTGTTGCAGCCAACCTTTGCAATACTCGCTTAACATAGCCAGGCGAAGTATCAAGTTGGGCCGCAATTTCGTTGGCAGAAACCCCTTTTTTATGCAATTTCGTAATAGTTAGAGCGATACCTTTGAAGGCATAACTCTTACCATTTGCAATTGCAACGGTATCTCTATCGGCTGGCGTTGAGCCACCCCAAATACCGTAGGGAATCTGTTTTTCTAGTGCGTACTCCAAACACTCCTTTTCGTGAATACAACTTGAGCAAATAGCTTTAAGTTGGTGCAGTCTTTCTGCCTCTTGTGTGCGGTTATCAGGAAAGAATAAATCCTTGTCCTCAATATCTGCACACTTAGCGTTATCAAATCGTGGTAGATCAACAAAGAACTCAAATTGATTCAATGCTTTTCTGCCAACCATTGAGTTAAGTCTTGGATTACCCAAGCCTTTTCAATCCCAGCGTTTCGGCGCTTGAGAATGATGTAATGCAATGGCACCTCGGTTAACCCGCGAGCCTTTGCATAGTTTTCTGCCTCAACTTCGGCTTCACGCCAAAATTCAGGCAAACTTATTGTTTTACGATTCTTGAGTTCAAGAATGTATTGCTTGCCACCGACAATTGCGACCAAATCGCCTTCATCGTTTTTGCCAGCCTTCACCAATCGTTCGCACATCGCACCAGCGTTACGCAACCAACGCATAACATCGGTTTCAAATTGTGCGCCTTTGCGCCCGTTTGGATTTGCCATTGAGGTTATTCAACCGCCTTTAGTGCTGGGTAATTGCCTTGAGCCTCGCGCCCAATGCGTGCAAACTTAACTGCTCGAATCAAATCTTCAGCCAAAATCAACGCTTCTTGCTCGCTCATATTGCAAAGCAATGGCGCGTTTTCGCCTAGATTGTCGCGGGCATTATCAAGGTGTTCAAAGTAGTTTTCAGATTTAACTGAACGATCTGCCGAATGGCGCAGTAAATCCAAATCGTCTAATTCATAAGCACCAACAACATCTTGCACTAAATCTTTTACTGCATCTTGTTCTTCAAGGTACAGGGCAATGTGTCCGTCTGAATGATTATGAATTGAAAATAGTGGGTCGCGTGGTTGCTTAAATTGATCTAAATTCATCGGCCTTCACCGATTTCAAAAGCTGCAATGATGATGAGATAAAGGCAAATGATGCCGATAAATCCACACGCTAAGCCTAACCAAAACATAGTTTTCCTTTCCGTTCAAAGTAGGTACGCACATACTACACACACTTGAACAGGGCAACCCGCTAGACTCGCTGAACTTCAATCTGAAAAGGTTTGGCGGTGTTGATGTCATATTTAGCGGCAATGGCAAGTGCCTTGAGGATTTCAGCCTTGCCGACATTCGGCACCGCCCCCGCCAATGCGCCAAGCGCGTAGGCACTGCCTGAGCCGACCCCATACAGGCCATCTTCAGATTGGGTAACGCTCAAGTCATCGCCAATTTCAAAGACATTACCAGCAAAGGCCAACAGGTATGAGTAACTGATTCCTTCTTTGGTGTAATCAAATCCCTGCAACTTAAATGCTGCAATGATGCTTGGAATAATCTTTCGACCCATAAAGGTAACTGGGTTAGTGCCATCGTAGGCGGGCGGTGTCCAGTTATAGGTGAGAATGTCACCTGGTCTGCAATCACCGCTAACTGCCAAAAGGTACTTCTTCAGCTTTACGATCTTGGGCGTGCTGGGTGAGATGATGCGTTTATCCCCATCTGTCACCTGAGAGTCTGCCCCTAGAATGGCAAAATCAGGCCCCTGGAAGGCGATTAGCGTGGTCATTGGTCAAGTGTAGGGCAAGGCGTGAAAAGGCGTGGAAACCCTAGCAATTCCCCAATTTCTTCGAGTTCCCACGCCTTGATTTGAGCCTAACACGCTCAAAAGCCGTTATCAAATTGTGACCAAATTAGGGGTTAAATGTTGCCTGTCTGTATATACAGGTGCTACCTTTATCTCATTGGGGAACGGCCCCTACAGAACGGATACAAAATGAAGATATACCCAACAACTGAAAAAGTAACAATCAAGTGGTTTGTTTATGCAGGTGAAGAAAAGATTGCTCACAACGCAACAATGCGTGGCACTTGGGGTTACGATGCAGAATGTTCTTGCGGATGGAAAACAACAACAGGTGGAGCAATTAAGTCATGTGTAATTGAAGAAGTTCAATCTCACAAATTTTCTGAACACAACTACACATACATTTCAGCAAAGGCAGGTGCGTAATGAGCAATCGTTTATGGGTTGATGACAATGGATCGGTGCTATGCGATGCACATTCAGGTACATATTTGCGAGCAGGATTTGAAGCAAACAATCAAGCAATTCAACACAAAACTCCACTTGGAACTTGGTGCGCGTATTACACAAACCTTCTTGGTGGAAAAGATTTAGTGTGTGAAGTTTGTGTTCCGTGGAACTCACCCAATCATCCTTACAATCAAATGAATGCAGGTGCATAATGAAAATTAAAGATGTTGCTGATTACCATTTAGAGCAAGCAAAAGAAGCAAACTCTTGCAATGAACGCCAGCAAGAGGAATATCACCTTGAGATGCTTTCAGCATTACTTGAAGAAATGGGTGAATAATGTTTTCAACCAACTACACCTGCAAGTGCAATGCCTGCAAAGAAACATTTGAATCAGTTATGAAAGTCAACCTATGCCTGCCTTGCTTTGAGGCATACCTAGCGAATTTGGAGAATAACTAAATGGGTGCTATGAAATCTTTGGTAATTGATATTGCTGACACTATGTATCAAATTAGCCGTGATCTGAACGAAGCAAGTGAATCAGGCGATTTTGATGAGATGAAGCAATCACTTCGCAGGGCAATTGTGAATTCTGCCCTGACCATTGCCCACATTGAAGAATTGGAGCGTTAAGATGATTACAAAGCGTGGCAAGCGTGTACGAGCAGTTGCAATTGCAGTTGGCCTAATCGTCATTTGGCAGGTTGCCAGCAATCTTTGGTGGGTTGGCATTGATGCACCTAGCGCTGAGTTTCTTGGCTGGTGTTGGGGTTCAATGAATGAGTGCGTGGTTCTATGACCCCAGTTAGATCAATTCGAGTTGATGCCGATTTGTGGCATTTGGCATTAGAAAAAGCGCGAAATGAAGGCACCACCGCCACCGCAATCATCATTCAAGCATTGCGTGAATACATCAAGTAATTAAAGAAACGAAAAACCCCCCGCAGGAACGGCTGCAGGGGGTTTTTCTATGGGGGCGTTTTAGCGCCTGAAGTCTTAATCTATATGTGTTGCAAGTTCAGCACAAATTGCAGCATAAGCCGCCAAATCAATCGCTGAATCTAAGTGCGTTGGCATTGCAGATAGTCGTGCAAGTTTCATTGCTGCCATACATAAAGCTGCAACTTCGGGTGGCACTGCATCCCCTGGTTGCGCCGTTTCAACATATCTTTCTAAAACAATTCCTAATAAAACGCCAATGCGCTTATGGTTAATGCGTGGTTCATCGTAGGAAACATTGCGATCACCGTAAGTAAGGCGTTTGGCCTCATCTAATACTTCGCCTCTATCCATTTGCATCCCCCATTTCATACCAGCCATCGCCCCAAAGGGTCAACAGGCGCTTAAAGTAAGCCTCGTATTGAAGGCCGATAGTATCAAGGTTATAGAGCGATACGGCACGATTGCGGATTTTGGCGCGATCTAGGTATTTGACCCCTTCGGCTGCCTGCATAAATTCAGCCAAAGTACGGCATCTAAACCCTGAAATCCCATCAGGATTGTTCTCTGTAAATGCGCCCCAATCAGTTGTGATTGTTGGCGTGCCACAAGCCTGCGATTCGATTACTACATTGCCAAAAGGTTCTACATAAAGGGTTGGTGCAAAGGTTGCTATTGCGCCGCCCATCAATTCAGCTCGTTGTTCAGGTCCAACTGAACCAACAAACTCGCCATACCCGCTTTGCTCACCAGGCCCTGCCAAAATAAGCCGTTTGCCTAATCTTTCACACACTTCTTGGGCGATTCTGTAACCCTTGCGGTCAATCAAGCGACCAATGAACAGGTAATAGTCACCTTGCCCATCGCCTAATGGAAACATTTCAGGTTCTAAATACCCTGGAATGACCGCATCGTAGAACTGGCCATCTGCCGTTGTTGGGTTTTTCCACCCTGCATAGATTGAGTGCATCCAGGCATAAGACTCAAACACGCGATACTTGGCAAACACGCCGCCGTAGCCAACGCCAAATTCAACCGACATATGGGCTGGAAAGGCATCGGCGATTGGCTTTTGTGCGCTGCCGCCGATTAAGCAAATGAAATCTTCTTTTTCAATGCGATCTGCAATTTCAGCAATCGCCTTTGCATTGAATTTATCCCAAAGCCACCCGTTAAACGGGAACTGGGTGTAATGAGCTACACCTGCAAGTGCTGCCTCTTGTTGCTTCTTTGACACGCAAGTAATGAGTTCAGTAACAGGTGCCTCGACCTCATCGCCTGCATACAAGAATACTTCGTGGCCTAAATTGTGCATCATCATACAAAAACGGCGCACCTTTTCAGTAAAAGCGCACCCTGCAAACTCTTTTGTTACCTGTGTGTGTGGCAGTGCCACAATGTGAAAACGCATTGATTCCCCCGAATCTGTTGCTTAAAGAACGAGTGTGTCAGCTTCATCGGCAGTTAGCGGTTGACCTGCAACCAACTTTGCCTTTGCGCTGGCCTTGAGTACTGCCTTTGCATCGGCAGCGGCTTGTTCTGCTGCGCGATCTGCCTCAAATTGTGTTGCTAGTGCCTCACGCTGGTCTAGTTCTTCAGCCGTAAGTGGGCGCTCTGTTACCTCGCCTGTTTCGCAGTTCACTTCAATTGCGTTTGTCATTTTTCTCCCTAGTCTTTCTTGATGCCGTAAAGCGTTGCGGTTGAGTATTGAACAAAGTTAGATCCTGTTGAAATGCCAAAAGAGGTAATAGCAGCGGTCGAAGCGAACAAAGCAGCGGTCAATCCGCTAAATGCGCTTGTTGCATTGTTTTCTGTAACGCTATCAATAGACACACTTTTATTAGTAGAACCAGCATAATTTGGTACATAAATCATAATGTTAGCAAAAGTGTTGCTAGTGCTAGTTGCTGAGTTAATCCAAATTCCAGGCATTGAGCCTAATCCTGAAAATGAATCGGATGCTACCCCTGATCCTGTTCCATAAAGTCTGCGAGATGAATAAATAGATGAAGAATTAGAATTAAAAACGATGTTTCCGTTGACGCTTTGTGCAGATGTGCCATCGCGTAGGCTTAACTGAACGCACAAATCTGTATAAGTTTGCGGAATAGAGGTAAAATCTATGCTTGCAGCTCCACCTGCACCGACTGTGACAGATGCAATCTTGATAAATGTGGTTGCCATTATGCCGCCTTAATTCCATAAAGCGTAAAGATTGACCCAACTGTAAAATTCACATAAGACGAATTTGTTACTGTCACGGATGTAATAGCAGATGTATTTCTCCACAATCCCACACCTGTAATTGGTCCACTGTAAGTATTGTTAACTCTTGCTATTGCAGTTTTATTAGTTGTTGTATTGCTATAATTCATAATTTGAATTATTGCACTATTTGGAGCAGTTGAAGTTGATGTTGGATATATATAATTGTAATACCCATAATCAATTCCAGTAATTGAAGATTGCCGTCTTGAATAAACAGTATTTTGAAAATCTTCAAGAACCGTTACTGAATAATTAGCTCCAGTATCAGAATTAAATTGAACTCTTAAATTAGGTGTTCCACTTGCAACAAATAAATTATTACAAACAACAATTAAATCTGTATAAGTAGATGCGATTGCAGAAAAAGTTACAGAACTTGTGGCGCTACTAAGGGTTTGTGTAGCAATCGGTTCATAAGTTGTTGGCATCTGTTACCCCTTAATTCCGTATAAAGCAAGTGTAGTACCTGTAGCAAAGTTGGACCCAGTGCTAAAATCTATTCGGTTAATTGCCGAAGTAGATTGCCATAAACCTGAACCTAAAAATATTTCACCACTTCCATTGAGATCGTAGCCATCTAAAGCTCTTAGTGTTTTATATTTATTAGTGTTTGCATAATCCAAAAAGTCATAAATTGCTACCGCATAGGTATTGCTTAGTGCCGATGCACCTGGCATATTGACACCAAATGTATCTGTTGCTGAGGCATTTGCACCATAACCAGCAGAACTGCCGTTTCCTGTTAAATAATGAAAAGCATAATTAGATCCAGTATCACCATTAAACCTTATATTGGAATAACTGATAGTAGAAGCCTCTGCACTTCGAGTAATTAGCCTTAATTGTAAATGCTGATAAGTGCTAGGGATACTAGTAAATTGCAGGCTCGAGGTTGAACCCGATGCAGTTACAGTTGCGATTGACTGATAAGAAGTATCAACAAACGCCGCATTGCCAGCCAACATATCTGTATAACGCGTGACAGTTGACATACCGCCCGCGTTACTCATCTTGTAGATGTAGTTATTTGATGGCATTAGGAAATCTCAACACCTGAAATGTGAAAGTTGATCGTGGTAGCAGATGCACCACCCTTGATGGTGTTAGTTGTAGCCAATACTTGCTTAAGTGGAATCACGGTTGAATCATAGGCCCCAACTGAAACTGTTGTAGCAATGCTTACATCGTTCAAAGACATTGTAAATGTGCCAGCCGCACCTGCAGTGTTAGTAACAACTATGTCAGTTACAACAGTTGTTGTTGATGCTGGCACCGTATAAAGGGTTGTTGTGGTCGTTGTTGTTGCAGCGCCTCGAAAGAGTGCCTTTGATGTTTGTGGCATTAGTTGTAGCTCCAGTTTCTTGTCATTTTAATAGGCACCCATAAATACCATTGTAAAGTCTGATGGGCCAGTAGCACCTGTTACGCCCGTGGCACCTGTCGTGCCTGTAGGACCGACTGGGCCAGTGGCTCCCGTAGGACCAGCAGGGCCAGTAGCACCTGCAGGTCCAGTTGCACCCACTGCGCCAGTTGCACCAACAGGTCCAGTTGCACCAGTTGCGCCATCAATTCCTGCAGGTCCAGTTGCACCTGTTGCTCCAACTGCGCCTGTATCGCCAGTTGCACCTATCGGTCCAGTTGCTCCAATAGGACCAGTAGCCCCAACACTGCCAGTGGCACCAATAGGGCCAGTAGGTCCAACATCTCCAGTTACTCCCTGCGGTCCAGTTGCACCAACAGGTCCTGTTGCACCAATTGGTCCAGTAACGCCGACATCTCCCTGGATGCCTTGAATTCCTTGCGGTCCAGTAGCACCTACTGGTCCAGTTGCTCCTGTCGCACCCGATGGGCCAGTGGCACCATCAATGCCTGCAGGCCCTGAAGCGCCAGTGGCACCGATTGGGCCAGTGGCACCTGTAGCACCAACTGCGCCATTTGCACCGCTTGCCCCAACAGGTCCAGTGGCACCGATTGGTCCAGTTGGACCAGTAGGGCCAGCAACTGTTGAATCAGCACCGCTTGCACCAGTAGCACCGATAGGTCCAGTTGGGCCTGTGTTTCCAGTAGCGCCAATAGGCCCAGTAGCACCTGCAGGGCCAGTAGCGCCAGTTGCACCAGTTAAACCAGTTGCAATTGTAACGAGTGCAAGCAATTGAAAGTTTGAAAAGTTAGTTGTGCCAGTACCACCTGATGAATCAATGACAACTGGCAATTCTACATAACCAGTTTGCAATACTGGCGCACCTGTAACTAAGAACTTTTGAAAGTTATTGTTAACATCTCGATCTTGAATAATAATAAAATCATTTGCTTTAAGTAAGGCAAGCAAGAAATCAATATCATCGCCATTATCGTCAATGTGATCTATGTTGATTCGAGTTGAGTTAATTTGTGTTGCATTGCCCCAACGAATATCGCCCGCACCTGGTTTGCCTGTTGTTGAAGATGTATCGGCTGCATATTCAAAGATTGTTGCTGAACCACCATTGGCACCTGCTGGACCGCTTGCACCTGTTGCACCTGTTGGACCGCTAACACCTGTTGCACCAATAGGACCAGTTGCACCCGTAGCACCAATTGGACCTGTAACACCTGTTGGTCCAGGCACTGTTGAATCAGCACCTGTTGGACCTGTAGCACCTGTTGGACCAGTTGCGCCAATTACACCTTGAATACCTTGTGGGCCTGTAGCTCCAACTGGACCTGTAGCGCCAATTGGACCTGTAACACCAATTGAACCAGTTGCACCAACGGCACCTGTTGCACCTACGGCACCAGTTGCACCAACTGGACCTGTAGCACCAATTGGACCAGTAACACCAATTTCGCCCTGGATTCCTTGAATACCTTGCGGACCTGTAGCACCAACTGGGCCTGTTGAACCTGTTGGGCCTGTAACACCAACTGGACCTGTTGCACCAGTAACACCAACGGCACCAGTTGCACCCGTAGCACCGCTAACACCTATTGGACCAGTTGCACCAGTAACACCAATTGCACCTGTAGCACCAGTTGCACCCGCTGGACCTGTTGGGCCAGTTGGACCCTGAACGCCTTGCGGTCCTTGCAGGTTTGAAATGATTACTTCGGCAGGTGATGCAATTTCAGCAATTACACTAGTGGTGCTTGAGGATACATAAACGATTGAACTCATCGAGTCACCTCGGCGCTGATGTTTAGTTCACCCTGTACCAAGCGTGTAACTGTTGCATTTGATGCAATCAATTCAAGGTCATAAACATAAGTTCCTGCAGGCAAAAGTGTTGTTTGTATTGCGGTTTGATCTAAGCTGATTGTGCCAAGTGCGCCACCAAGAGTAATTCCACCATTGCTTGTTGTAAGTGAAAGGATTACTTCGGTATCCTCAACATCAACGCGTGCTGCTAGGCGAGCAGTGTAACCAGTGAGGTTAACCGCAACATTGTTGATTTTCCAAGTAAGCAAAAGATTAAAAGTTGCCCCTTGTTCAATCGTAAAATCTAAGGTACCTGCTGCCATTTAATTACTCCAAAAATTAAGGGTGGATTACTTTGAGCCTTTGCCGAACTCAACGGCTGATGAATCTAGCCACTTGAGAACTGGACCAGCAGCGCCAGCAAGGGCAGCCATTCCAAGAGTCTTTAGATCAGTCTCGCCCGCAAGATATAGGGCAATTGCTGCCGCTGCTGCTGCGCGAAACCAAGAAAGTGTGATTTGCTTGAATTGTTCCATTTGATTGCTCCCTTATTTCTTGCCGTGAACTTTGCAACAAGTGCAAACTTCGGCTTTGTAGGCTTTTTTAGCAGGAATCGGTACGATTTTAGCACCGATTTGTGTAATTATTTTGGGCTGATTAAGCCACCAAAACCAGGGTGATGTGTCTGTTGCCATTTCGGGCTTGATAGAAATATGCAAATGTTTGGTGTGCTGATTGCTACCTGTATATTTGCGGTTGCCTTCTTTGGCTCTTGCCTTTGACCAAATTTTGCCGTTGAAAATCAAGTAATCAACGCGCTTGTCCTCTTTTAGCTTTTCAAAGATTTCAACGCAATCAATGCCGTTTTTTGGGTCGTGGGTAAGGTCAACGGCTAGGCCAGTATTGTGATCTGACTTTGGATTTTGAACCTGGTGGGCAGCAGATGGCAGTAAGCCGTCAGATGCCTTCTTGCGCAATGGCTTCAGGGCGGTGGCTTGGCGTAGCACTGCCACTGCCGCTGGTGTTGCCTTCTTTGCTAACTTCATTTATTTTTTACCAACTCTAGGACTAATTCCATTTGGGCTTCAAGTCTGTTAATTGAATCGCGCATTGAACTGCCACCGTTGGGCTTGAGTTCGGCTAAGTAATGCTTTACAAGCCATCTAACTGCCCCTGCAAATCCACTTACGATTGCGATAATTGAGACAATTAAGCCTGCCCAGTTTGCTGGTGTCATTTGCGCGGTTCTCCCGTTATGAGTTAGTTGTTAGTTGTGCTTTCAGCACTGCGTTTTCCTGGGCGAGTACGCCGATGGTTTCACGCATATTTTTCAACACTTCTTGAATATCTACTTCTTGTTCCATTATTCCCCCTTGAGTTGATCTATTTCAGCTTTAAGTTCCTTGATAAGTTGCAGCAAGAAAACTGGCAACTTTTCGTAAGCAAAGTATTCAGGCAAACCTTCTTTGTCATAGCCCACAAGTTCGTATAAACCAATGCGATCTGCATCCTCAGCAATAAAGCCGTACTCAGGATTTTGTTCTTCATCTATTGATTGCAAATAATTGAACGAGACAGGCTCTAGTTCTAGCAGTGCATTTGTATCTATTGCGTAAGATTTAATGTTGTGCTTTTTGCGTTCAGTAGATGCAGATGTTCCATAAAGCCCAGTAGTTGAAACAAGCATAGTTCGGCCTGAAACAGAATTGCCATAAGTTTGAGCTACGCGCACATTTCCGCTTGAGGACAAAAACTCAAACTGTTGTGTAACTGCGCCAAATGTGCAACTGTTAGTAACACTTAGATTTCCAAGAACGCCAGTGTTACCGTTTAGGGCAGATGTGCCAGCAACAATTAAGCGCTCACCAGTTACTGCTCCACCACCTATGTTGGCAAATCCATAAAAAAGTGTTTGTGAGTTGCCACCACTAATGTTTCCAGTTGATTCTATAACTAAATTTGTGCCTGAGAATATGGATGTTGACGAAAGCGTGAAACCGCCAATGGTTCCCGATGTTGAAAAGATCGAACCTGTAAATGAACCACTTGTGGCAGTAATCGTTCCCGTAATTGTGGCACCTGTTGCAGTCAAGAAACCGCTGGCATCAATGATGGCGTTACCGCCGATGTTAAGCGTTCCACCAGTAATGGTTGAGCCTGTAACTGAACCTGAAAATACCGCAGCACCTGTTGAGGCGCTGATTGAGAATGTCGGACTGCCACCTGTGTTAAAACCAGCAAGGCCAGTTGAATTCATAACTACGCGTGCGCCGCCTGATGGCGAAGAACCTGAATAAACTGTAATGCCGTTGGCTGAGATTGCAGTTATTTGATTTGAAGCATTTACTATCGTGTCAGCACTTGGTTGAAGCGAACCAATTGCTTCAGCATAGGCAGTGGCTGCATCGGCAAGGGCGGTTGTTGCAGTAGATTGAGCCGATGCCGCCGCCGCCGCTGCCGCTGCTGCGCTTGCATTGGTTGCCGCTAGTTGCTCAGTGTTCGCTGCCAACACTGGCAGCACATTGGTAACTGTAAAGTCTCCAGTCAGTGAAACTGTTATTGGCGTGTTAGTGATCTGCGGGCATAGTGGCATTGCTCCCCCTAAATTGTGATGCTATAAGGGTTGATGGCTGAAGTGGTATAAGAACACAACCAATTGTTTTGTGTAATCCTGTGAGCCATACCTTCAACCACAAGGTTCCATTGCTGACTTGAACGAACAACGCTAACTTGATCGCCTAATTCTGTTGCTAGAAAGTCAGGGTACAAAGCCCCGCGAGTTGCTAGTGCTAGAACATTGAAATCAATGCGTTCAACATAGGTCAGTGGTTCAGCCAATTTGCGTGATTCGTACAAAGCTAAATTTTGAGCATTGCTATCGGTTGCAACAGGTGCATCAATAACAGTTTTGGCAATGCCATAAGCGCTAACACTTGGGTTATATTGTGATGTGTATTGCTTGTTTGCATTTCCTCGATTGATAACCGCTTGATTGACTACAAAGTAAGTGCCAGGGTTGGTCAACAATTGCATATAACCAACAGTGTTGCTTGCTTGAGTATCAGTAAAAAGCAACTGGGTTGGACGGCTGAACTTATCGGCTAATGGAACCAAAGTTGCAACACCGCTTCGTGAAATGTAGAAACGGCCAGCAATTGAATCAACTGCCTGATAAATCAGCTCCATGCAAGAGCGATTTTGAACCGTGGCTAACATTCCGACAGTGCCAGTCAAAGAGCGTGAACCGCCACTTGGCCAGCTCACAATGTCAAGCATACGGCCAACGCGTGTGGCTGCGGTTTCGGCAAAGCCTGCAGTTGCCAGTGCTGGTGCCTGGGCATCGGCAATATATGCAATGCCATCAACAAAGGTCATTGTTACGCTAGAAACAATATCTAAATTAACTTGTGTTTCTTCCAAAAATCCGTAATAAAGATTGTAAGATGTGCCACCAATTGTTGCCACAATGCGCATTTGTAAGCCATCACGCAAAATACTTTGACCACCAACAACCCACGGATTACCACCGCTTGTATTGTCAGGGTTGTAATAACCGCTTGTGTTGTTAAAAACTACAACCGAAATTCCTGCCTGATCGCGTTCACTTTGGCGTGTTCGACCACGGCGAATATCAATTTCAATAACATCAGTTGTTGTTACTGAAGTCCAAGTTCCGCTTTTAAGGAATTGAACCGCAATTGCAGGTGATGTGATTCCGTCAAATGCGCTCATCGAATATCAAACGCTCCAACAGTTCCAAAGCTACGGCGAGTTGTGCGTTCAATGCCGTTTACAATGGATGTAACTAGGTTTTCCTGAGTAATAACTGAACCAGCATTGTTCACAATTACTGTTGTGCTGCCCCTTGCGCCATAAGTCTTACTGCCAACCCCGCCGATTGCAATTGAAGATGAACCTGAAAGCGCCTTTTGGCGTGCTGCAAGTTCCTTCATTGCGTTTTCAGTTGCAATATCCATTACAGATTTTGTATTTTTGTTAGTGGCAGTTGTGTTCTTATTGAGTGCTGCAAGAAATGCTGCAAGTGTTTTATCTGCCCCTGGGACTACTATTGATGGTGCTGCTGCTCCAAAGTTGTTAGGGAATCCCAGTTTTGGCGCTGGACCTCTTTGCGCCCCACCTGATGTAATTTTAGGCAATGCGTTGCCTGTTCCTGCCGTACTTCCAGCACCACCACTTGAAGTTCCAGATGGTGCCATTGCTGCAACACCGACTGCCGCAAGAATACCTGCAACGGCTGCAGCACCTACTGCCGTGCTTACACCACCTGTTGCAAAAGCTGATGCAACTGCTGCACCTACTGCGGTGGTGCGAAGCAATGCCATCGCTGCCGTAACCTGACCCAGCATAATGATAAATGCTGAAGCACGACCTACTGCAAACATTCCAGCAATCAACGCTGCCATTGTCTTAACAAGGCCCATATTGTTAGAAATCCAATCGCCAAATGAAATGGCAACTGTAAGTAACTTTACTGCAAAATCTGCTGCGATCTGAAAACTAGCCGCTAACTTGTCTTTATTCAAAGCAACAAATGCTTCAATTCTTGGTAAAACTTTTGTTGAAATGGTTGTTGCAAACTTTTCCATAATTGGCAAAAGCGCATAACCCAAAGTTTCAAGGATTTCACCAAATGCAATTTTCAATCCTATTAAACGATATTCAAGTGTTTCGGCGCGTTTTGCTGCCTGACCTGCAGTAATTTTGCCGACCTTATCAAGAATTTTGCCATAATCTTTTGTTGCAAGTGTGGCTGAATCTAAACCAGGAACAAGTTTTCCAAGCGCCCTATATTGACCTCTTGTGCCAGCAATAATTGCATTAACTGCCGTTCCTAGATCAACAGTTGCATTTGCACTAACATCAAGAGCAGTTTGCATTAAAGATTGTGCCGCAGTAACTGAACCTGTTGCTGCCGTCAAAGCCCCCATTGCAGGGCGCAATTCATCATCAACAACATTAAATTGCTTTTGCATTGCCGTTATGTAGGTTTCAGTGCCTGCTATTGCAGCATCTGTTGCACCAACAGTGTTACGCAAAGAATTTGCAAGCAATGCTTGGGATTTTTGATCTGCAATAGCAGCTTGAACTGCATCCTTGCCAATTTTAAGGGCAAATGCTGCAGATGCCGCCGCCGCTAATCCAAATGCTCTTGTAGATTTCTTAGCAAACCCATCAATGTTTTTGCCAAGTTTTGAAATATCTTTTTGGGCAGCCTTTGAACCTTTATCTGAATACTGGGTGAGGATGCGGGCTACAACTGCGCCTGTTGCCATTTATGCACGCTCCTTGTTTAGATGATTTTGCAAATCAATCTTTGCTTGTTCCAAAGCACGATTTACATTTGCTTCAATTCTTGCTCTATCTTTATCAACAACACGCCATACTACACGCGAAGCCTTGCCAAATCTGTTGCCAAGAGTGCGCAGGAATTGATCGGCTGAACTGTTGCCAAATCCTGCCTTAGTTTTCTTGCCAGCAACTTCAAAAATTGCACCTGCTGCAGACTTATTCAGCAAAGCACCAGCACTGGTTGTGTAATCGCCTTTGCGAACTTTGCCTTGAGCCTTTGTCTTTGTAATCTTGCTTTTAATTTCGCCAGCATCCCACCCTGGCCAACCCTTGCCACCACGAACACGGCCTTTGGCAGCATCTGCCTTACGCCAACCGCTCATTGGTGGTTCTTCACTAATGATGTTACGAGCATCTCTTTGAGCGCCAGCAAGTTCAGTATTGATAACCTTGTTGAAACGCTTAACGGCATCTTTATCAAATTCTTTTAAGGCATCAATAGTTTCTTTGATGCCAGTTAAAACAATTACATCATCAGCCATTTTCTTTAGCTCGTTCCTTTAGGTAAATCATCATTGCTTCAAAGATACCTTCAGGGGCATCTAATAAATCAATTGGACTAATGCCAGTTTCGCAGGCCACCGCAGCAACCGTATAAGTTAGGCTGTTGCGGTGGATTCGAAAGAACTATCAGCATCCAATTCTGCGCTCAAAATACTGTCTAAGTATTCGGGGCCGAACAATTTAACAGGTGTGCCACCATTATTTTGAGCATCTACTTGCTGGCATTTCCACGCAAGCCAATAAATGTGTTCAATTTTTTGTTGCTCTCCAAGCAACTTTGGCATACCTGCACCAAAGTTTTGTTCAAAGGCAACAATAATGCGTGGCGTTAATTTATATGACTTTTCAACACCATCAGTTGTCTTTACCTTTATTGCTAATCCATCCATCTTTTCCCCCTTAGTAGATTACGGTGTAATTGATTTTGTAATTGGACCTGAAATTGGCCAAGTTGCAGAAACCGTGGCCAACTCGCCCACGGCACCTGAAACGGCTTGCCATTCTGCTACAAGCGCGTTGAAGGTAAATTTTGGATTGCTTGCGCTAACCGTAGTGTTAACTGGGCGAATTTCCATTGCTGCAATCAAACCAACAGTTCCATTTGTTGTGGTAGTTCCATTGATTAGTTCTTCAAGCGCATTGTCTGCATAATCCTGGTTGAACTCAATTGTAACTGAGTTATCAGCAAGACCAGCAACACGGGTACGAGCTGCACCTGTAGTTGAAATACCCGTGGTGTCAATAACATCATAACTTGTTGCTAAACTTACTGAGGTCACATATTGCGAAATGTCGTTACTTGCAAATACAACATAAGCATTTGTTAATACTAAGCGTGGCATCTATTAAACCGCCTTTGTGATTACGCCTGAGATCGGCCAAGTTGCAGAAATCGTGGCTAACTCACCAACGGCACCTGAAACGGCTTGCCACTCTGAAACAACCGCAGAAAAACTATAGCTTGGGTTGCTTGCACCTACTGCTGCTGATGTTGGCTTTACTACACAAGTTACATTTGTTCCAACAAGTGATGAACCAACTGCATTAATTGTTACTTCAGGTGCAGATGTTGCATAATCTTGATTAAATTCAAATGTAACTGAGTTATCAGCAAGGCCAGCAACACGGGTACGCGCCCCTGCTGAGGACATACCTGTTGTGTCAACCACATCTTCGCTAGTTGAAAGTGCCACGCTCGTAATAAACTCGCTGAGATTGATGCCGTTGATTACAACTGAAGCATCTGTTAGGACTATACGGGCCATTTATTTTGTTTCCTCTACTGTTGCTGGTTTAGTTGTTACTGTTTTCTTGAGATGTTCACCTGCAACTAGGGCATCTGCGTTCAGTCCTAGTTCAAGCAATTCTTTATCTGTAATTGTTTCGCCTTTTTTCTTCGCCTCGAAATTGTCCGAGGTAACTGTATAGCTCATTTTTCTCCTTATCCCCAAACGGTGAGACGGTAACGGTATGAAAGAAATTCAATATCACCTGATGCGTAATTGCCCGCTTCGGCTGATGTGACACGCAAAGTGTTGCAAGCACCACCAAGAGTTAGATCAGATTCAATTGCTGCCTTGATTGAGTAAGCCCCACTGCCTGCAAGGTACTTATCAAGTTCATTTTGGCCTGAACGCTCTGTAAAGCGCTGAACCAAAACAATAATATCTAAATTTGCCTGGTCTAAACCACGGGCATTATTCAAATCAAAAGTAAAATCTAACTGACCAACAATGGCTGCTGGTGCAACTGGCACCGTAGGGATTAGTTCATAAACGCGCATCCCTTTAATAGTCTCTAGGTTGGCTTTTAAGCCGTTTCTAACCTCACTTGGCAACATTATACGGCCAAGCCATTGTTCTTGCGTAAGGGGCGCAGTAGTGCCTCAACATCGGCATCTAGTTTTGCAGCCAAGCGCACTGTTCCTAAATCTGTGTTACCAGCAATGCCAAATGGTGATTGGTTACGAAGAAACAGGCGTGATGCCTGAATCTTTGCTGCAGTCTTTACCTCATAAGGCACTTCAGACCAGCCAAAAACACCACGAAC